TGTGGGTCACCTTTGAGCGCACGACGAACGTCAAGCGCGTGGGGCGCCTGCGCTACAAATGCACGGGGCGCTTTCAGGTGATGGCCGCTCAGCGTGCGCTGGGCCCAGAGCCTGCCGCTCGCCTCGGCGGCTTTGGTCAAGCGGGCGTGTACGAGCTGCTCGACCAGCATGCCAAGCGCGCTTTGGCCGACCAGCAGCTCGGCCTGGCCATGGACCCCTTGACCCCACGCGGCACCGCCATGGTCGTGCAGGGCTACTTCGGCAACGACGCGGTATCGGTCATGTCCTCGGCTTGGGAAACCACTTACGTCGAAGTCGTCACCGAAGCCGAGGCCGTGCCGCCCGGTGAGTTGAAGACCATCGGCCTTCAATACTTTGTGAAACCCGGTGACGACGTGGCCGATGCGGCCGACGTGGTCACCCTCAACGCGCAGTGAGCACCACCATGAAAGTCAAAGCCGCCGATGGCCTGCTGGTCCCCAAAGAAGCCGACCCACGCACCTATTTCGGGGCCGATCCCGAAGAGGCCGAAGCCACCCCGTATGTGATCCGCCGCCTGGCATCGGGCGAGCTGCTGGACGCCGAGGCCGAGCCGGTCACCACCAAGGCCAAGGGCACCAAGGCATGAAGCGCGGGATCAGCTCCGTGCTGGCGGCAGTGGCGCTGGGCCTGGCGAGCAGCTTCGGCGCTGCATCGGCCATCGTGGCCCGCCCACCTCACATCGAGCCGCGTGGGGCTGGCCCCAAGAAGCCGCCCCGCAAGCTGGCACAGGTGCGACAGCAAGCCGCCGAGGCCAAGCGCCTGGCGCGTCAAAGCCGCAACCTCGACCGCCAAAAGCGTGGTGCCTACGGCGCCCGCCGCATTTGATCCAACGCACCGCCACACGACCAGGAGCACCACATGGCCAGCCCCAATATCAGCTTTGACACGATCCCCAGCAGCATCCGCAAGCCGGGCGCCTACTTTGAGTTCAACCTCAAGCTGGCGGTGCGCACGCTGCCCAGCAACAAGAACCGCTTGACCATCATTGGTCAGCGCCTGGCCACTGGCCTGGCGCCTGCCGGTCTGCCCTTCAAGGTGTTCAGCGACGATGACGCCGCCACCTACTTCGGCCGCGGCTCCATGCTGCACCTGATGATTCGTGCCGCCATCACTGCCAACCGCTACGTCGAGATCGAAGCTGTTGGCCTGGACGATGCCGCAGGCAGCGCCGCCGCCGCGGGCGTGGTGACCTTCACGGGCACGGCCACCGATACGGGTGTGGCCACGATCAAGGTTGCAGGCCGCCAGGTGCAACTGGGCGTGCAATCGGGGCAGAACGCGGCCGCAGTGGCCGCAGCCATCTTGCCCCTGCTGACGGCCAAGGCTGACTGGCCCGTGTCTCCCACGGCTGCGGGCGGTGCGATCACGCTGACGGCACGCAACAAGGGCACGGTGGCCAACGCGGTGGCGTATGAGGCCAGCATCACAGCGCCCGGCATGGGCGTGAGCGTGACGCAGCCCACCTCCGGTGCGGTGGATCCTGACCTGGCCGCGCCGCTGGCCAGCCTGTTCTCGTCGGCCAACGAAATCATCGTCACGCCCTACGCTGACCAGGCCCAACTGACCACCCTGCGCACGCACCTCAATGACCGCAGCGGCTCTCTGGAGCAGCGCGGCGGCATTGGCGTGTACGCCAGCCGCGGCACGCTGTCTGCAGCAACCACGCTGGCCGGTCAGATCAACTCGGGCCGCATGGTGTGCGCGCTGCTGCCTGGCACGGCCACCAGCGCCTATGAGCTGGCCTCGGTGTTTGCGGCCGTGGTGGCCTTCGAAGAAGACCCGGCCATGCCGCTCAACACCCTGGCGCTCACGGGTGTGCAGCCGCCCAACCTGGCCAGCCGCCTGGGCCGCACTGAGCAGGAGGTCTGCCTGGCCAACGGCGTCACGCCGCTGGAGGTGGGCCCTGGCGAGACGGTGCAGATCGTGCGCGCCGTGACAACCTACACGCTCAACCCTGCAGGGCTGACCGATATCTCGCTGCTCAACATGACGACGATCCGCACGCTCGACTACGTGCGCAAGGCCTGCCGTGAGCGTATCGCCCTGCGGTTCCCGCGGGCCAAGTTGTCGTCGCGCACCCCGCCCAAGGTCCGCTCCGAGCTGCTGGACGTGCTGCACAAACTGGAGGAGCTGGAGATCATCGAAGGCGTCGAAGAGCAGAAGGACAACCTGATCGTCGAGCGTGACAGCCAGGACCCTGATCGCCTCAACGCCCGCATCCCGTGTGATGTGGTCAACGGCCTGCATGTGTTCGCTGGCCGCATCGACCTGCTGCTCTGATCACCCACGGCCAAGCGGCCTTGAAAGGACATTGAAATGGCATTGGAAGAATTCGAAGGCGCGATCACCCTGGAGCTGGACGGCCGCGAGATTGACTGCACCAGCCTGTCGGTGCGGGCCAGCACGGGCCGCCGCCTGGTGCGCACCATGAACAAGACCGGCAACGCTGCGGGCTTCGTCAAGGGCGTCACGCAGTTTGACCTGACCGTCACCGTCGTGGTGCCCAAGGACGGCAAGGATGTGGACTGGGATGCCATCACGGGCGCCAAGATCACCCGCGAGCCCATTGGTGGTGGCCAGCGCCACTCCTACCTCGATTGCTTCACCACCGAGGTCGGCCAGTCGTTCGAAGTGGACGGCGAAGCCCGCAAGACCATCTCCATGCACGCGCTGCGCGAAGTGAAGGAGTAAGGCATGGCCCAGACGATTCAAGGCACACTGCCCATTGGCCTGGAGGTCGATGGCGTGTTGCACCGCGAGTTCACGCTGCGCGGCGCGACAGTCCTGGACAACATCGATGTCACCGACGAGCTGATCGCCGCTGGCGAAACGCCCGACCAGCTGCGCATCTCAACCGCGATGATGGCCCGCCAGCTCGTCAGCTTAGGCACACTCGGCCCCGAGCAGATCACGACCGCGTTGGTGCGCAGCTTGCACATCACCGACTGGAACAAGCTCGACCGGGAAAGCGCAGCCCTTGAAAAAAAGCTGCTGGGCGTCGTGGAGACGCCGCCCAATCCTGGTGGCTCCACGTCCTCGCCTGGTGCGCCCGAAACCGATTCGACCCAGCCCACCTCTACGGCTTGAGCATGGGCGACCTGGTCTGGTTGATCAACCAGACCAGCCCCGCCGCACCTGTGCGCCAACCGCCGCCCGCGCCCACGGCAAAGCCCGCCCCCACTGAGGTCAAGACCTTTGTGGCCACCGTCCGCAAGAACCGTCCACCACCAGCCCCATGAACGATCTGAACGTCGCGATGGTCCTGTCCTTGAAGGACAAGCTGCTCGGCCCCCTGAGCCGCGCAGTGGACCAGGTCGAGCGCGACTTCAAGGGGCTGGAGCAACAGGCCACCAAAACGGCGCGCGCCTCGGGCACCACGGCCGACAACCTCACCAAGGTGGGCCGCGCTGCCACCAGCACCCGCGCCGCCGCCACCGAGATGCGCAAGCTGGGCGATGAAGCCGCCCGCGCCAACCGCGAGGTGAGCAAGCTGGAGCAAGCCAGCGGACGCCTGCGCGGCCTCATGCAGGGCATGACCAAGGGCGTGGCGGGCACCATGGCGTTCAACCATGTGGTGGCTGACCCCCTGCGGCAGGCGGCGGACTACGACACGCAATTGCGCCGCTTATCCAACACTGCCAATGCTGGCAAGCCGTTATCTGAACGTAGGGCGGGGATGGCTGCCCTCGATCAGAGCATCGTCTCCTCTGTAAGAGGTGGTGGTGGTACAAGAGAACAGGCCATGTCGGCACTGAACGAGCTTGTTGGGAGCGGTACCTTCAGCAATGCTAAGGATGCCTCCGACATGTTGCCCATCATCATGCGCGGGGCTACGGCTTCAGGATCTGATCCGGTTGATTTGGCGAAGATCCTGTCTGCAGCCAAGAAGAACATGGGCATCAATACCCCTCAAGGCATGTCAGAGGTACTCGACAAAGCAATGGCGGCGGGCAATGCCGGTGGCTTTGAGCTGAAGGACATGGCCAAGCACCTGCCCGCCCAAATGGCCTTGGCAGGGTCTATAGGGTTGCGAGGGCAATCTGGGCTGACCGAGCTTCTCGTGGCCAACCAGGGTGCCATGATCACTGCAGGCACTGCTGATGAAGCTGGCAACAACGTCATCAACATGCTCGGTAAAGTCAACAGTGCTGACACCCGTAAGAAGTTCAAAGATCTGGGAATTGATGCGACCGGGTCAATTGCAGCAGCCCAAGCGAAGGGAATGAGTTCGCTGAAGGCCTTCATTGCCCTCATCGACTATGTTGTTCAGAAGGACCCGAACTTCGCCAAGGCAAAAGCCGCAACGCAAGCGGCGGTAGGCGCAGAAAAGAGAGGTGTATTGGCCTCGCAGCAAGACCTCTTTACTGGTGCAGCAATTTCCACTGTGCTTGAAGACCGCCAAGCGCTGATGGGCTTCCTCGGCCAGGTCACAGACCGTAATTATTTGGGGGGCGTCACCCAGAAAACTGCCAATGGCTTGGGGACTGGTGCAGATGCATTTTCTTTGATGTCAGAGGGTGCAGGCTTCTCCTACGATCAGCGCAATTTTGAGCGCCAGAAGGCCCAGACCGATGCCATGACAGCGGCCAACGACGCCGTCATGAAGCTGGCTGATGCTCAAACTGATCTGTACCGCAAATACCCCGGCTTTGCCACCGCACTGGAGGGCGCAACTGTGGCCGTCAAGGGCCTGGCTGCTGCATCCGCAGGCGCTGGCGTGGTCAACCTGCTGACGGGAGGCGGGAGCGCTGCAGCAGCAGCCGCTGCAGGCAGCTTTGCTGCGGGAACGACGGCCGCCACAGCTACAACGCTGGGCTTGCCTGCGGCAGCCATGGTTGGCGTGGGTGCTGCAGCCTCAGTCTCGGCTGCGAGCGTTGTCTCCAACAACCTCGACACATTCGGCGCCGTGGCTGACAACCCGATGGCCAGCGCAATGTCTGGTGACGCCGGCATCGCAGCGGCCATCATGCAAGCGGCTCAGTCCAATGCCGACCGACCTATCAAGGTTGAAGTGCACCTGGACGGCCGCCAGATCGAATCGACCGTCACGACACGGCAAGACCAGAAGGCGAGGCGCCAATGAGCTGGGCCATGCTGCAAGACGCCTCGTTCCGGGGTGTGCCCTTTGAGGTGACCAA